TCGAGGTACACGCCGGTCGATCTCTCGACGAGCATGTAGAGGTCGCTGTCCATGAACGAGATGGACAGGATCGTGTCGCCTTCGGGGAACACCCACTGCGACCACGAGGACTGCATCTTCTCATTGTTCTCGATGAACCACTTATAGACCCACACCTTGTTCGGTGCGCCCGTCGCCAACACGAAGAGTGTGTCGAGGTTGGTCGCGGAGACGAACTTGGTGATGCGGCCCTCGATGTAGTTCGGGACGTGGATCGTGATGTCGCTGGCGTCGAACACGAGCGCCTGACTGTCGATGAAGCCCTCGCGCACGCCACTGTCCGAACCCTTTCGGATCGCGAAGTGGACGAGCTTGCCGTTTGAGACGGGCTTGGCGAGCAGGTCGGAGTCGTAGCCGGCCGCCTGCGTGGCCTTCACGGTCGCGCTGGTCATCACCTGGTCGCTCGCGTTCAGCCGAAACTGCGCGGGGTCGGTGAAGATCAGCAAGTCCTGATCGAAGGCGAGCGCGAAGCGCGCGATGGGCACGGTGTTGTTGTTGTTCGAGAGGCCGACGTCGATGGGATCGCTGTTGAGCGCCGTCGTGACCGTGGCGGGGAACAGCTCGAAGAACTGCGGGCCGCCCGGACGGGAACTGAGGATGTTCTGATCGGCCAGGAAGAAGAGCCGGTTGCGATGCACCAGCACGTCGTTGACCTGACGGCCTACGAGCGACGGCGTGGGCGCGCTGTTCGCATCGCCGCACGCACGCCAGCCCCAGTCGTTCTTGTCGAACGTGAAGGTGCCGTCGATCTCCTCCACGAGCTTCCACGGCATCGTCTCGGGATCGGGGCGGGCCTCGTCCTCGGGCTTCACCACCTCGACCCACGACTGCTTGGTGCCGTCGAAGGTCACCCAGTAGCTGTCGAAGCCGTTGGTGCTGGAGCCGGTGACCTCAATCGTGCCGTCGAACGGCATGACCGGGGGGAGGTCGACGAAGTTCTGGATGCTGCGGCCGAAGGCGATCAGCGCGACGCCGCCCTGCGAGTCGTAGCTCGACACGGTGAACGTCGTGTTGTCGTTCTTCTTCACGCGGATCACGGAGCCGCTGGCGGTGACCGTCCATGTGCCGCCGAGGGCGGACGCGAGGGACGACGAAAGGGAGCCGGCGATGGCGTCGGTCTGCGGCTGGTTGCCGGTCGCGGCGGTCGTTACCGCGGCGATGAGCGCGCCGTTGATGTAGGCGCCGTAGGAGCAGTTGTAGAACGCCTGCTTCACGTAGAAGTAGGCCTCGTTCGTGACGGCGTTACCCGCGTTCTCCTCGTCCACGGTCTTCTCACGGTTCGTGACGAACGTGTAGTCCGCGAGCGTGGTGCAGGAGAAGGCCGTCTTCGGCGCGAGCGCTGCGAGGTAGGCCTTGCCGCTCGGGAAGGCGACGGTCTTCTCGTTGCCTTCGAGGTCGAAGACTCGGAGGTCCCCGTCGGTGACGATCACCTGGTATCGCTGGTCGCTGTCGCGGTTGATGGAGTGGATGTGTGCCGCGCCGAGGCTCGTCGCGCTGATGCGCGCGATGTGTTCGGTCGGCGGACGGCGCCATACGCCCTCGATCAGGGACGACATGGCGTTCTCTTGGGCAGTGCCCTGTGACGGCAGGCGCATCCACGGGGGCTGCAGCGACACGCCGTTCACGAGGCTCAAGAGCGAGCCAGATACGAGACCCATTTAGGCCCTTCGGTGGATCACACGCAGCGTCGCTTCGGAGCCGGTGAGAATGTTGTGGTTGGCGTCGAGCGATTCCGCGTCGACGAAGATGGAGCGCGCGGCGAACTCGTCCTTCTCTGTGAACTGTCCGAGCGTGGTGGAGCCGAGGAAGCGGGCCTGAAACTTGCGGGCGGCCCTCAGCGTGATGTAGTGCCGCGCGGTCTGCGGCAGCTCCTCAAACGCGAAGAACCACGTCACGTCGAACTTGAGGTCGACGTCCCAGATGAAGGTGTGGTTCGCTTGGTCCCACATCTTCCCGGCGCGCTGCGTCGCGCGAACGTGTCCGAAGGTTTCCGCCACGTCGATTGCGAGGACGTTGTCGGGGACCACGTAGTATCCCTCGAGCGTTCGGGCCATCGCGTATTCGGTGTCGGTGTTGAAGTCCCAGCCCTGCGACTGAACCTCCTTGGAGGTCTCGTGCAGAACCGAGAGAGCATTGGTGACGTCGGCGTCGACCGACACAGTCAGCGAGGATACCGGCGAAGCGCCGATTGCCTCAAGCATCGTGTTCACCGCCTCAAGCTCGGAGGTGACGGTAAGGGACTGGGCCATTGTGGTGTCCGAAAAAAAAGGGGAGACGTCCGCGTGTGCAGTCGTCTCCCCTCGTTTGTGGTTAGGCGGTCTTCATCTCGATGGCGCAGACCGGGCGCAGGATGCCCGAGCCGAACGCGAGACGGCCGACCAGCAGCGTGCCGAGCCGCGAGAGCTGGTACTCGCTGCCGATGGCAACGTCCTGCAGCTTCACGGTGCCAACCGCCATGTCGGTCATCACCAGGCCGACGGTCGTGGAGAAGTTCCCCTGATACTTAGCCGGGCCGGTCGCGATGTTCGTCGACGGCAGGTTGTTCGTCTTCACGATCTCGATGTCGGCCACCGGGCCGACGGTGCCCTTCGAGTACGAGCCGGCGCCGCCCCAGTCCTTGTTCAGGATCGAGGTCGTCTCGCCCATGAGGTAGAACTGCGCCGGGCGCAGGAACATGCGGCGCATGCCGGTCACGTCCGCCTCGTCGAAGATTTGCGCGGCGTCGAACGCGCCGGCCGCGAGCGCGGCACCCGACACGCCGTAGTTGGCGTCGGTCAGGACCGAGCCACCGTCCTCACCCGTGATGGGCGAGGCGGCGCGGGCAGCGAGGATGCCGACCTGGGCGACCGTGCGGTCGAACTTCTGCGCGAGCGCAGCGCCGATCTGCTTGCTGTACTTCGAGCGGTACTCGTAGTGATTCACCTTCTCATCCCAGTCCGAAGAGAAGGCGTGGCTGACGAGCATGTCGTCGACGTCGATCACGCGCTCGTTGTGCGCGATGGTCTGGCCGAGAATCTCGGTGCCGACGGTGTGGTAGTCGGCCGACGTACGGCCGAGGATCGGGAACTGAGCCGACTTGCCGCCGTTGATCGTCTGCACGAAGTGGCGGGCGAGGAAGAGCGTCTCCTGATCGAAGGCCGTCAGGACTTCGCCCGAGAACAGCTTCAGCAGCAGGGCGTCGGTGGCGCCGGCCAGGTTGGCCTGACCCGGACGCGAGACAGTTGCGTTGGACATTGGAGTGGTCTTTGTGTTGGGAGTTTGGGGGAGGGTTCACCTGCCCTGTCGCTCAACCTTCACGCTCCAAGGTGTCGCCCTACACGTCTCCCCTCGGGGAGCAGTAGGCCGGCTTGTGCATTGGTGTTGGGGACGTGGGTAGTCGCCACCTAAAAAGGTGCGGGACTACGCGAGGGGAGCTGGGAGACCATCAGCTCGACCCTCGCGACTGCGTGTGTGCCCTACCCGAAGGTCGGCATACGGCCACGCAATGAGAATGAAGGCCGACGTTGGTAACCCGCCAGTCGGCATTGCGGGGACGAGCTGATGCTCGCCAGGCCTCTGTTGGTGTAGCCCAACGGGAAGCTATCAGATCGAGGACACCGCGAGCTTGTCCATGACGGACTTGCGGTAGGCCGGATCGTTCTCGTAGCGCGGATCGCGCATCGCCTTCATCATCTCGGCGTTCGACTTGAAGCCGTCGAGCTGCGCCGAGACGCCACCGATCAGGTTGGGCTCGACGTTACCGCTGGCCGTGAACTTCGCGTAGAGACCGCTCACGGCGATCTTCGTAGCGGCGAGGTCCGTGCCGGTGACGATGGAGTTGAAGGCCTTCTTTTCGGCGTCCGAAAGGGTCTCGGAAGCCCACGTCATCATCTTCGCGTAGCCTTCCTCGCCGCCGGTATCGGCAACGACTTCGGCGCGAGACGCCTTGGCGACGGCCTGCTGGCCGCTGATGAACTGGTCGACCAGCTCGCGCGGGATGCCGGCCCTCTCGATGGCCTTGTAGCTATCGTCGTTGAGCTGGCCGTTCGTGTAGAACTCCGTGCGGAGGTTGTTCCAGTCGAGGCCCGCCTGCTCGACGATCTCCTCAGCCTTCTTGACCTCCTCGCCCAGCTTGATGTCCAGGTTCGGCTTGGTCTCGTCCGCCTGCGTCGGCTTCTGCTCGTCGGGCTTCTTGTTGGAGTCGGCGCCACGCTGCTTCAGCAGCTCGGCGTATCCCTTCTCCAGCTCCTCTACCGACTTGTACTTACCGGCGAGCAGCTTGGGCTCTTCGCCCTTGTTCTCGGGCTCGACCGGGGGCTTCCCATCCGCGCGCGCGAGCATGTTCGCGGCGTAGTTGGGATCGCTCTCCGGGATCGAGCCCACAGGCAGCTCGTTCGGCTGCGTCTGCGGGGCTTCGCTCATTTGTTGGTCACCACCAGCGCGCCGTTGCGGGTACGGTAGGCCTTCGCCAGCTCGCCCTTCGCGACGAGCGCGAGTGCGCTCGCGAGTTCGGGGTCGCTCTCACGCGCCACGACTTGCGGCTTCTGCTCGGCCTGCTCGGTGGCGGCCAGCTTCAGCTTCTTGTCGAGGGTTTCCTTGAGGTTGCTCATTGGTCTCCGGGGGTTTGCGGTACGGGGGACGGCGGCATTGCCTGCTGCATCATCCCGCCGGCCTGTGTCACGAGGTTCGGGGCTGCGGTGTTGGCGAGCTGCATCAGCATCTGCTGCTGCCTCTCGGCCTGCACGTCCGCTTCGCTCTTCACCAAGTCCTTCGTGTCGACGGTGCGCGAGGCAGCCAGTCGCTTAACGAGGTTCTGGATGTTGAGGTACGGGATCACCAGCTCCTTGAACGGGCCAAGGTCGTTGATGAGGCCGACGAGGCGCTCGTTGTCGTTGCCGCGTCCGAGGGCTTCCAAGCCCGTCACGACGGACGGCTTGATCTTGTCCTTCGGCAGCTTCGGCAGACGCCGATCCTGTTGCATGCGCGCCATCAAGAGGTTCACAACGGGGAGCTGGAACTCTTGAGAGAGGAGTGCGTACACGCCGCCAAGAGCGACTTCGAGGTCGCTTGCGACGCGCCGGATTTCCTCGGCGGTGACTCGCTCGCCGCTGCGCTGGATGGCGCTGGTGAGCAGGAACGCGAACTCCAAGCGCGTCTCGATCCGCGTGATCGTGTCGAATGCGATTTGGAAGTCGTTGTACTTCTGCATCTGCAAAGTCGTCACGTCGTTCGCGTCACCCTCACCGATGCCGCCGTTGGGCAGCTTGGCGAGAGTGCGAGCGCGCGTGGTGCTGTTCGGCTTAATCAAGAACAGAACCTTGGCGGCTGCGGCCGAGCCCTCCACGATGCTCTTGGTCAACCCTTCCAGGCTGAGTAGATCACCGAGGTACTGCTCGACGTAGCTTCGGCCGTAGTCCTCGCCGTCGATGCGCGTGAAGCGCAGCGCGAGCCAAGGGCAGCGGTCGAGTGGGTAGGTGCCGAAGGACGAGCCGATACGCTTGCCCTTCACTTCCTGCCACACGGTCCATTTGTCGGACGTGCGGCGAATGTAGGTGTAGAGGTCGACGAACTTCGTGACGTCTCCGTCCTTCTTGTCGCCACCTTCGATCAGGCGACGGACTTCCTCGGGGAGGACCATCGGGGAGACGGATTCCTTGAGGATGATTTCGAGAGGGTTGCCGAAGGGGTCGCGCTTGACGACATAGGTGTCGAGGCGGAAGGCCCGGAGGCCGCCCTTCTTCGGGAAGTGAATGAGGACGTTGCCTGCGTTGAGCAGTTGCTTCATCGCCTCGAATGCTGGCACGCGGATCGCGGTCGTCTCGATCTCGCCTTGCACGGCGCGCTCGATAGACGACAGAGCCTCTTCCATCTCGCCGCGCATCTTGTCGCTTCCGGTCAGCTCAGAGAGGACGAAGTCGTCCACCTGCAGCTTGAAGAAGGGGCTGTTCGGCGGGAGGAGCGCGAGCAGCATGCGTACGGCGAGGTTGTTCAGTCCGCGGGCGCCGACCGACTGGTACGGCGTCAGGAGCTGCGACGCGCCGTTGTGCCCTTCGGGGGGCATGAGGTGCGGGACGGTCAGCTCGGCGCACTTACGCGCGCGGACGAGGAAGGGGTCGCGAAGCGAGGCCAGCTCGGTGTACCGAGACTCGGCCGTGGTCATGGGTGATCGCTACCTGGGAATGTTGATGCCTGCGCCGCCGGTGCCGCCGGTGCCGACCGAGCCACCACCCATCGGGATCGTGAGGTCGTTACGGAAGACGGACGTGCCCTGACGCTGCGACGTGGCGCTCTGGCGCTTGTTGGTCTCGCTCGGCGCAATCTCGGGAGCGCGCGGCGTCTGGGCGGGAGGCGGCGGAGGAGGAGGCGGAGCCGACTGGGTCGGCTGAGAGACGGGGATCATCGAGGGACCGCCGAAGCACATGGGGTTACTCTTCTGGCGCGTCGCGCTCTTTCTGGAGGATGCGGAGGAGATCGACCACGTCGCGCGCTCCGAAGTGTCGGTGCATCTGCGTCAGCGTGGCGGTCTCGGGGAAGGACTTGAGGGGAAAGGCTCGGGTGTCGAGCATGTCGATCAAAGCGTCGACGGTCTTCGGCAGGACGAGTTGTTCGCCTTGGAAGCTCACAGGGTTTTCTCCCAGTAGACGACCTGCCTGGTCGCCCACGCCCGTTGGGGCTTGAAGGTATGGTATCGGGCCTTCGCGAGGTTGGTCGCGCTCGGGCCGTTCCAAGGTACGGTGTAGGTGATTGCGCGGGTCATGCCCGCTCGCCGGGCCGCCCTTTCACGGGCGGCGATCAGGCGCCTCTGCAGCCCCTTCCCACGATGCGAGGCACGCACGCCGGAAAGCAGCAGCTCGGCCGTGCGGACGCGCGGGTGGTAGCGCAGTCCCGCGTAGGCCACGACTTCGCCGCCGTCGATCACCACGAACCACAGGCTGTCGGCCGGGAACTCGATTGGATGGTCGTTGGGGAGGATCGTCGTGTGGAGCTTGCGGATGGCGCCTGTGTGTTCTGCCTTAGCGCGCTGAACGTCCACAGTAAGTGTCTCCAAACGGGGTATAGCATAGGTGGCACTTTCAAAAAAACAGAGCCGCCTCAAGTGGTTGGCTTGAGACGGCTCTCGAATTTCATTTGCGGGGTTCGGCGGTGAAGTCAAAGCCCCAGCGCACCCCGGCGCTCACGCCGTCGGAGGAACGCCTTGGTGGTCTTGGTCATTGCGCTCGACGATCCTCAGCTTGGGCAGCGCCGCGCGGGCGCGCTTGGCCGCCATGAACGCCTTACAGAACGCTATCGCGGCGTCGGCGCTCTTCTCCTTCACCAGCACCTTGCGGGCCTCGTGGAGCGCGCAGGATGCGAGGCAGGCCTCGTGAAGGAGGTCGCTGGGGGTCTTCTCTGGTGGGCTCATGGTCTCTCCATGGGGAACCTCCGGGGCGGGATCGGGGGCGAGGGTGACGTTCATCACCGTCTCGTCCACGACCTTCGCGCCGAAGTGCACGGGGTAGCAGCTCGGAGGCGCTACGCCCGGCGGGCAGCGCATCAGCGCATCCAGATGTACGCGATGGCCGCACCGCCGAACATGCCGATGGCGGTGCAGACGAGCGCCGCCGCGATGATCGCGACGCCGACGAACAGGCCGAGGTGGTTACCGAAGTCGCGGCCCATCAGATTTCCCCAGCCTCTTCCTCTTCGATCACCTGCACGGCAGCGCACAGGTATCCGATGGCGCCCAGCAGCTCGATCACGGCCGGAGCGGCTTCCATGCGCGACGACTCTTCGATCTTCTTCGCGGCCTGCCCGACCGCGAACGCGGGGCCGTGCGTGCGGCTCAAGGTGATGATCGGCTGGTCGTTCCACGCGCGGCCGGCGCCGTGGCGTATCTGGCCCTTGCCCTCGGCCACCATCTTGTAGGCGCGCATGAGCTGGTGGCGGTACAGCGCGAACTTCGGGTCACCGAAGAACACGGTCTCGGTCGTCTTGGGGGTCTCGCTGCGCATGGTTACTCCTTGGAAGAATGCTTCGGTGATTTCGCGGTCGGTGCGGCGGCAGTAGGCGTCGGCTGGGTGGACATAGGTGGACACCACAAGCGCACCTTCTTCGTGTTAAAGTCGTAGTCGACGGCCCGGCAGATGCGGGCCACGCGGGCTTGCTGGAGAGCGTCGAACTCGTTCAGCCCGGCGGCGAGATAGGCGTCGCGCACGGCCTCCCAAGGGGTGCCGGTCGCTTCGTCCAGAATCTTCGTCGCCTTCTTCGGGCCGACGCCGCGGATGCCGGCGTAGCCATCGACGGCATCGCCGGTCAGCGTCTGCATCATGTGCAGCCGGTCGGCGGCCTCTCGTGTGATCTTGACCATCTTCCCGTGGCGAGGGTTGAAGAGCCTGCCGGGGACTTGGGCCAAGTCCTTGTCGATGCTGACGATGATCTTGTCGCCAGGAACGATACGCGGGTGTGTCGCGAGGATGCCGAGAATGTCGTCGGCCTCCAGTGTCGGGCGCGCGTATGAGCGCCACTTCGC